CCAGCCATTTTATCTCCTAGATGTTAACTAAAATTTTCATTACTCTTACGGTTAAATTTGCGTATAATGCTGTGCCGATAAGCCTAACATTATTCCCAACTATGTCAGAACTAAAAGTGGCCAACGGCACACTTTGGTCTGAGTAAATTTTAGCATAGTCAACTAATTGGGTTGTCGTAGCGTCATCGTGAGTCACAATAAACTTTGATACTTGCTTGTATGATGTGGATGCCCGCTTGACATAAATAAGATACTCACAAGCACCATAAATAGTTTTATCAAAAGAATCAATTATGAAGTTGCCGCTTTGCCCTGTAACATAGGAACCGCTAAATTCTCCAACGCTGGGTATCTCAAAAGAGCCAGCAATAGAAGGCATAGCAACCCAACTGGTCGTAGCAGAATCATAAATATAGGTTGTAGAATCACTAATGCTATAGGCTTTTAAGCCGTTGATGGGGGCATAAAACACCCATTGGAGCACTCCACTTGGGCCAAAGGTATAAACGGCTATTTCTTTGCCGTGCCCAGAAAATGACCCTGTGGCTCCAGAAGCCACGATGTATCTGTCCCCAGGGGAGGGTGAAGATGGATTCTGGGCTTGAGCTGGGTTTAAAACAGACAGTGATATAACAGCGTCAATTTTAACCAAAGATTGGTTAATAGCCTGTCTCCAGCCACTTTCGCCATCGTTTGTCTGACCGCCAAATATGTCGAATACCGGCCCTGTAATTTGAGACATTATAAACCCCAATTTTCTCCCCAGTTGGCTCCAAAGCCAAACTGAGGATAGCTAGTACTTATTGTAGCATTTAGGATAACCGGAACAATTGACACGGAGCCAGTTTCCTGGGTGTGTTGTATGACTACCTTTCCGGTTGCATTCGTTGGGGTGGTAGTTGGTCTATCGTTTATGGTGCTAGATTTTCCTTTTTGCTTTAATTCCTGATTTTGCATTCCCTGCTGAATCAAAGAGAGAACTCTATTTATTTCTGAAACATCTGCATTTGAAACTCTATGATACATTACGAGGGCCTCGGCAAGTCTGAGAAAGCATATTCAAATATTATCCTGTCTGTATCACCAGCGACTTCCATGTCAACGACATAGCCCATTCTGTTGCCCCTTGGCATATTTAATCGTCTGGGTCTTGATGGAGCTTCGGTAAGAGTCACAATATCATCAGCAATGTGTCTTCCGTCGATATAGACCCTGATAGCAAATCTCCCATTACCGTAAAACTCTACCTGTTCATATCTTCTGCGCTCTGTCGTGTTACCAAAACCCTTTTGACCTGAACGTATAAACAGTGGCATATTGCTTTTCCCTGAGAACAGTTTCCAAATGCTGAGTCCAGAATTAGATGCGTAAGTTGTGTTTTGGTCTATGGAAGACTGAGCCAACTTGAACGTCTCAAGGTTTTCATTGTTTCCGTTACCTTGGTTGTCAACAAGAACGTAAGCATCTTCAAACTCATCAACAAAAACGTCTATTGGTTTTAACCCAAGTGTTGTTATTGGCATACCCTCTGCCATTAAATCAATACACAACGTGCTATGAGCACCATAAGTATCAGTTCCAGTAAACACAACATAGTATTTACCATATTGATAAAAAGATTTGATGTCGTAGTTTGGTGTTGGTATTTGATTTGTTAAAAAGTATTTATTACCAGAAGGCTCTATGAACCAAATGTTATCTTTATTTGCAAAATTTCCATAAAAATAACTTTGTTTTGTTGTTAGCCACCAGAAGTTATAGGGCGATTCCATCTTACTTGGCCCAAGCAGTAGCCTGGGTGGTATCTTTGTATCGGTTATACATGTAGCATTCATACCGTCAAAAAGCATAACTCCGCGCTTACTAACGTACACAAGCCCGTGCGTTGTAAGCTGAACGCTATATGGAGCTATACAGCCATCTTCAGCCATCGTTTTTGAAAGCGACATTGAGCTGGGTTGATTCCCGTCTATCCTGTAAATCGCGTCTTCACAAAGAACAATTAACCCTGTTCCGAAGCTGGCCAATGCTAGTGGCCTATAAGAGAATGGTATGTAGTAGTTATCTGGCCAAGCGTCTGGAGCATTGATGGGGGTCCACTTAACCGTCTGTCCACTGATTCCGAACAACATGCCATAGTGAGAAACAACGCCAAAAAGGTCCACAGGCGGAGTCATAAAATCAATCTGCAATTGGCCAAATATACCAGTGTCTGTGTAGTAAGAAGTGGGTTCTGACCCAAGGTATTCAGCGCTTGTCGTATCCAAATAGTTTGAATTGTATACGTCAACCCTTTCAACGAGCTGAAACGCACCGGCTGCTCCGGTTCTATATACATTCCAAGTTTTATAGTATCCGTTATGAGGGGTCCATCTTGCGAATGCGCCCAGCTGTGTTGGGTTATCCCAATCATCTACGACTGTATTTATATCAAACTGCCCGTTGAGTATTGGGTTTCCATAAATGTCATTTTTGTAAACTCTATATAAACCAACAATTTCAGAAGGACCATTAATGGCCGAAACGGTTACCAAAAGTGGACTTGATGTATTTGGATTTGTAGAATTAATTAGAGCTGGGTTAATTGTTAATTTATCGCCAATCTCATATCCAACACCATCTTCTGATATCACAAAATCTATAACAGTTCCATTTTGAACTTGAAGGTCGGCTGTAGCGCCTGTTCCATTACCTGAAAACCCAGAAACGTAAACGAGAGGTATATCTTCAAATTTCGTTATTGTGCTTACGTTGTATCCACTTCCCTCGTAGTTAATTATAACTCTTCCAACACCACCGTTACCAGAATCTTTCATGCTTAAATAAATGGCATCCCCATCGTTCAGGTCATTCAGGCTGGGCGTTATTGATATTCTTGCTCTACCAACACTTATGGTGTAGTCATCAAATACTGATATAACTCTAAATACAGCATCGGTTGTTTGAGCTTGTACCGTAGGTGTAAATGTATACTTGGTTCCAGATGTCGGTAAAACTGAAGAATCAAAAGTTAACAAGTCAGTAGCCAAATAACCAGAACCGCCGTTAACAATCGAAACTGCAAATATCGTACCATTTCCGTTAACGGTAACATTTACGGTAGCTCCGGTTCCACTGGCTGTTCCAGATGGGGCGGCTACAAGCGGAACATTTGTATAAGTTTTTGGTTGCAGGGTTACGACTTTGCCGACAAAACCAGACCCACCACCCGGAGGGTTTTGAAATGTAAATGTATCTCCAATCGTGTAACCGGCTCCGGGGTTAGGCGGGTACGGAACTAATCCGTTAGCGCTAACTGCGTTGCTTACTACAGTACCGCTAAATCGTAATTGTGTACCCGTGGCAGATATACCTAAAGCTTCTTCCCCGATAAAAGCCCCATCGGTATATCCAGAACCAGCAGCCATGCCATCAATCGCTATACTAGCTGGTATACCATCTGTGGGATATTGAGTTCCAGACGTAAATGATGATATACCAGTAATTTCGTTTGTAGGAACACCATTGGTAACGTTAGGGATTGCGGCTTTTAAAATATCTCCCACTCTGTAATATCCGTTACCAACATTGTTGAGCGCCCAGCTAGTAATACTGGCTGCACCATTAACAAGACTTCCGGTAACGATATCTACAGTTGCATTGGCTCCGAACCCACCGCTAAGTGGGAAATTTTGATTTATATTGTTTTTGTAGTTATCAACAGGGTTTTGCAAAACAAGACTGTCTGGCTCTAGGAATCCAGAAATAGAATCCGTTGGAGCTGGTATATCTTTAATCGCAAATGTTTTTGGTGAAGTTACAATTACATTAAACTTTCTGTTTTTATAGCTTGCGTCCGTCCAGCTGCTTCCAGAAAATTTTATTTCGTCTCCAGTTGAGAGGTTATGGTCTTCATAACACTCAAATATTACTTGCTTTAAATATCTGTCAAAAACAAAACTGATAATGTTGACTTGTGGGTAATAAGGGAATGTAGATGTAGACGGATTTGGTATGGCTTGAAATTGATATCCGTCCGTATCTGTAATATATTTACTGCTAGGCTGATTTAAAAATCCGTCATTAAGAAAGTCTCTTGTTACATTTCTTCCACTGTTCGTTCTAATAACTTCGGAAACAGGGCTTAATCCGGATTCGTCATACATGTTAACTACGAGTCTTTCGTATGTATAAACATAGGAAACCTGATTGTCGTCAAAATATTGGGAAGCTCTGTCTTGGCTTGGGGTCAGAGTTCCGTCATCGATAAACGTATTAACTGAGGCATCAACACGAACCATTCTTTGCATGTTTTCGTAGCCGTTGGCTCTACCAAAAACAACATAGGCAATCGCTCCACTGACAGCCGTCCATGTTATTTTTACATTTTTCTCATTAGCTCCCGTAAATGTTTTGCTTGCAATGTTGCTTGGTGCGGTAATACCATTTGGGAACTCAGCTGAAACGGCATAATAATAACCACCAGCAGCTAGATTACCGCCGTCTATAAGCTCTATTTTATCAATGATGGGAACAATGTTATTTGCAGAAGAAACTAGTGGCTGACTTGTCGGGCGAGGTGTACCCAGTGGGACCTCAACACCTTCAACCATTTTTTTGGGTATCGCGCCGTCTTCTGTGAAGTATATTCTTTCGCTACCATTTATAAACTCTGTTGCATAGTCTCTTGGCTTATCGGAATAAATCCATCTTCCCCTGTATGAAAATATTTGTTTGGTATTGCTTTCCGCCACAGCTCTATAGAAAATAGGTTCTTTTACGCATCGTGGGAATCCACTGCGTAAATCAACGTTATCTATTACGGAGGCGAACTTGTCTGGCAATACAGACTTATCGGTTATTACGTTTACGCCGCCGCTGAAATCGAGGCGTACGGTTTTCATGAGCTTGCCTTTATTCCGAATATCAACCAGTTCATCCCTAGACCTACATAGGGGAGGGTTCTGTGTCCAGGGCCAGCTCCGAAATATTGGTTATACCAATATCCCTGATATATTCTGTTTCCAGTTTGTTGGAAATACATTTTTGCATTTGTGTAATAGTTGTAAGCATTTGTTCCATTTTCTGTGCTAAAGCCAGCGGCTTGCGTTCCAGGAGCCCCAATCCATACACATTCAGACTCTGCAGCCAAACCTCCGTCTGGATATTTTGGTAAAGGAATGGGAGCAAAGGCATCTGGTGCGGTAGTTTGGGGAGCTGCGGCTGTTGGTTCGAAATACCCATTACCCAATGCTCCAACACCATACTTCGCTACGTTTGCATTTGTATTAATAGAAGACGTAGCTGAGGATATCGCTTGAGAAATTTTAGATGAGATTAAATCATTAAACGCAACAACCTGTTGGTTAACATAGGCTACGGTGGCAACGTTTTGACCAGACACTTTTAGCGACGTGGGGAAATTGTAGTTGTCGCTAGCGGCCCAGCCTGCGGGACCGGTGATAGCCCCTTGCACGGCTCCACCTGTGCGAGGAAGCAATCCACCGTCGTCAAGGTTGTTAACGTATATTTTTCTCCAAGTTCCTGCTCCAGTAGTTGGATATACGTTCGTTCCTGTCCATTCGGCTATCTCTCCCGTCGTGGTATCAAACCATTGATAACCTGCAAAACCGTTTGCCGGCTCGACATCTCCGATATAACGAAATCCATTTAAAGTGGTACTCATGATACATCCTTAATTAGTTCTGTGAATTGTTGAATAAACGCCATTGCTGTTTGCATGTCTTGGGTATCTCCATCTATTTGTAGTAGCCAATAAGCAGCAGCATATTTAAGATGTCTTTGATGCGGAACAGGTATGCGAGAATCAACTTGGTCGTTATCTGCGCTTAAGTTCGTTGGTTCCTCGGTATAACCAATAACACAAGTCCCAGTTGGTGGGTTTGGAGTGAGTCTAACTTTATTACCACTAAACATCATCCATCGTTTTGGGGTTCCTACAAGCGTTTCCCAGTCTGGGTTTCTATTGGTCTCTTCTTGAATGTTTGTTTGTAGCAACCAAGTATTGGCCCCGCCAACGGGTGTATAACCAGCCCTGTTAACTTCGATATAGGAGTTGGGTAATGGGAATGTATCTCCCGATTTGGTTAATGTATTCTCAACATAGGATTTTCCCGTAATCCTGAAGTAATGCATCACAGCAAAATTAATTGCAGCGTTGCAGCTTGCATCAGAAAAAGCTGTTGCCAGAGAAGGAGCATCCCCAATCAACGTTCTTACTTCGTCTCGAACTTGCGCAAGTGTGTAATTAGAAAGTACAACAGCAGGCATTACCAACCCCAACTATTATCCCACGGGCTTCCCCACGCGCCATAAGGCTTGCGTCGTCGTCCACCCAGTGGATTTGCGGTAACAGTAAGCCTACCGCTTTGGCCCTGAATAGCAACGGCTTTCAGGTTTGACATTTCATAGTTAAATTTAATTTCGTAATTTTTTGCAAGTTGCAAGTTTTGTCCAGGCCCGGGGAGCATGTAGGCTTCCGCTAGAGTTCCATAAATAACAGCGTCCTCAGACTCTTGCAACAATGGTATTTCGTCGATTTCACCGACTGGAATATATGATACAACACAGGTTAATCTAACTTCTCTTGTGATAACCGATGGCGGCGGGTACAAATGAACTTCATTGTTTTCTGCGTCATAAGCCCAAAGATTGGGTGTACCGGATACCGCGTCTGGCTTCGGAAGAGAGTTCTTGATGCCTTGGTAATTTGCTTCTCCCAGGGTTCTGAAATCTCCAGTTGGGACATCAGAAATCTCAGATGTAGATGTTTCAAAGTTAACGTATGTGTATACAACGTTAGATATAGTAACCGTACCGGCTAAGCTGTTATTGGAATCAACGACAGCGCTGATATTCGGTCCTTGTTGGCAGGTCAGCTTTGTTGAGCACCGGTTCCAACCTGAGATATTAATTTTTGATGAAGTGCCGCCGCTGGTGTAGATTGCGTATGTGGCGGCATCGGTTGTATCCAAGTCAACAGTTACCGTGTAATTTCCAGCAGAACTTGTAACAGAAACGACACTTAAAACCTTACCGTTTATAGCAGTCATACCACCAACATTGAATAGAGTGATATAGTCTCCTGCAACGTATCCGTGAGCAGAGTTGTAAGTTATAACGGCTTGAGTTGCAATGCTAATTCCGTTAATACTTTTGTCGTCTGAAGAATTTAAAACCTGTTTGTATAAATTAAAATTATAAAATCCGTTGGGAGCCTTTGGTGGAGTTGGCATCGTGATGATTGTCTGAAGATTTCCGCTCGTAGTAACTACGGTACTTAAGTCAGAATACTTAGAAACCCAACCCTGTGGTCCAACGGCTACAATTGTGTAGATTAATCTTTTGCCAGTAGCGTATCCTGTTGCACTTGGCGTTAGTGTCACGGTAGGAGCCGTGGGTTTTTCTATAACGGAATCTTGAAATCTTACCTGATGAACTCGGTTTAGTTTGTTTCCATTGGAAGGAACGGGTGTAAACGCCTCAATAGGACCATTGAAGTAATATTCAAGGTTCTCTTGAGCCAACATGGTTAATCGGCAAATCTTCCTTACGGTTTCCTGAGTAAGATAGTCAATCTCCGCTTCCCGAAGGTCGGGTCGGTGTAACCTAGTTTTTCCGAGTATAGACCTTACAGTGTAAGTCGAAGACATTAAAACTCCTTATTACTTGCCTTTCATAAACTCCATAATAGCACCCGCTATTTCGGCCTTGGACATGTGTGAAGGAGGCAGTTGAAACTGCATATTGTTATCACCTGCTATTTTAAGCAGTTCTTTTACGCTTTTGCCCATCAACTTGTTAATCGTATACATGGGGGCAGAAGCTTCTTCTTTTACATCTTCGTAGTTGAATTGAAACGTTTCCGGGTTCAATTCGGCGTGTTTGATGAGATGGTTGTTCTTTAAATCTTGCCCTTTAAATACAGAGCCAGTTACTGTGTTGGTGATGCTAACTAATTGTCTTGACATTTGATTCTCCATTAGGGGTAAAGAGATAAGGGGGAGCCTAAACTCCCCCCTCTCCTACTGCGTTTGAGAACTTATTAACAAAAGATTAATAAGCGTTGATAAGCACTAAGGATTCGGGCTTAACGACTTTAAATCCGTAGACTTGAAGTCCTTTAATTCCGTATCCGAAAGTGTTCTGCAAGGGCAGCATTTCGTGCTTGATGAATTGACTTGCGAAAGTCAAAGCCGACATGTGACCAACGTACATGCGTGACCAAGCTGTTGAGGTGCTGCTAGCAGCATTCAAGAGGTTAGTCGAAACATATAGTTTCATTCCGTCGATTTCACCAACGTAACCGTTGCGTAGCGGAGATTCGCTGTCACCGGTGATTAAAACAGACTTGAGGTCTGATTGTTTCAGGTAACGAGCATATTCCGGCGTGACAACAGCAAAACGTTGACCGTCGCGGGGCACATTGTTGGTATCAAGAACTTGACCAGCTTGCATTAAGGGGGTTAACAATAAAGAGTTACCACCGGTTGCAGCACTTGTGTTCCAGAGACCAGAAAGGTCGATTCCGTAGGTAGCATCACCAATGGTGGGGACGATACCGGTGGAGCTTCCACCAATCGTGTTGGCAGTAGCGACATCGGAATAGATTGATTGAAGAACCGATTGGTCAACCTTGACGGCCATTTGCATGGAAGCGTCTTGGGTGATGGTATCAATCAATGCGATATCTGACTGGTAGTCATCAATGTAATCAACTTTGAAAGCATAGTATTTAGCTTGGTTGATGTTCAATTGAATGAGCTCATCAGAAACGTCTTGATAGTTGATGGGGCTGTTTACGGAGTAGTCAGAAATCGTAACGGTAGGAACCTTACGAATGTTGACGGTATCACCGAAAGCCATGATTTCGCCTTCCCAGTTATGGTTGGCAATGGCGGGAACAACAGAGGCGGCATAGAATTTATCCTGCAATTTAGCGGAGTAAATCTGAGGAATAAATGCGCCAGCCGAAAGGTTCGCACCTGAGCGTGAAACTTGATTTGGCATTGTATAAATCCTTTAAATTAGTTAGTTAAAAAAAATTAGCATTGAAAACCGACAACGATAACTTCGCAGATACCGTTTTCGGGTTCAGTTGCGCCAAGAGTGATGTCAATGCTGTCAGCAGAAGCATAGAATTTGCCGTTAGCAGAAACATAAGCACCATCAGCGGCTTTAACGCCAGTGCTGTCCATAGTCGCAGCAGAAGTGGTCAACCAACCATTGGGGTCGGTTCCATCTCCAACTTCAACAACGGAAGATGCAGTGGTAGAAGCAGTCGTCACTTTGACAATGACGCCATGAACGTAAAAGTTGGCAGGAAGAGAGATTACCTGAAGAACATCTCCAGTATCGCCAGAGGCAGAGCCAGTGGCTTTAGCAAAATCTACGGTTTTTTTCAAAACGGTAAATTCAGTAGAGAGTTTTTGAAAGTAACCATCAGCACCTGTTTGTAAATTATAGGTTGCCATTTGATAAATCCTTTAAAACAAAAATTATTTTGAAAGTTGCTTGGACATGTACTTATCGGCTCTATCCATCAAGGCTTTTCTTTCTTTTGGGTCCTTGATTCGGTTAATTACATAGGGCAGATTAGCAAGGTCTTCGGCAGTGAATGTTTCTTCATTATTACTTAATCCCATATCTGGTGATACCGCAGATTGAGTTTTAACCGATACTTCTGCAGCTCCGGGTTTGGGTTTTGGTGACGTTGATTTTCCAGCTGGCCCTCTGAAAAGCTTAAAGTCTTCTATGACCTTGGAAGCGTCTTTGTCGTCAAAAGACACAGTTCCTTCATAGACAGCTTTGTAAATGCTAGGGGCATCACCGTAAATCCAAGATTTAAAATCATCAGAGAATCTAATCTCGTCATAATCTGGATGAACTTTTTTAACTCTTTCATCCCGCAATCTGACAATCTCTTGCATCTTAATGAGTTCTTTTTCTCTTTTCTGTTCTTCGAGCTGTTGCTCAACAGTTGAAAGTTTTTCTTGGAACATTCGGCTCAAATCTTTTCTGACGGCCTCGGTAGCGGTTTTCACTATTCTAGTAGTGTCGGGAAGTTCCATTTCCCATTCGCTAAGGGCTTGGTCCAGATTCGTTACACTAGTGTCTTCTAGCGGCTGAGCTGGGTAGTTACTTGGGGTACGTTGTAGTTGAAGTAGTAACTCTTCCTTTTCTCTTTCTATTCTAGCAATTTCCTTTTCGCGTTCAGCGGCTTTGCGCTGGGCTTCATTCATTGCTTTTACAGCAGACTTATATCTGTGTTCGAAAGAGGCAGAATCAGAATCTTTTGTTTCGCTGGCTGGAGAGGTCTCGTTGGCACTCAGATTGTTTTCCACCGACTCAACAACGGGTTCTGTTTCTTGCGAGACTGGTTCACTTTGCATTGCAGTGGTCGGAGCGTTGGGGTCAGGCAATTCGTTCGTAAAGACCGAATTCTTAGAGCCAGATTCTGGCATCAAAGACCCTTCTGCTGCTAGCTGCTTTACAAGCTCGTCAGCCTTTTGTGCGTTAGCACGGATTTGTTCACTTCTACTTGGCATACCTTCTCCTCGACGGCCTTATTTGGCTTGGTCGTATAAATTTGAATCACGTCCGCGGGATTGCGGGTTGGTGACTTCATCAAATCTTTTAATAGCTTCGTCTAGTTCGCTTATTTCTCTCATGGCTTCTATAAAGCCACGGATTTTAAGCACTTCTTCGAATGATTTGACTCTCTCAAGAGAGTCTCTTTTTTCTTCTATCAAAGAGCTAATCAAGTCCTGTAGGGATTTCCAGTAAGGTGAATTCACCACTGGCTTGATTTCCTCCAATTGTTTTTTTCTTAAATCCAGTTCGTTTGTCAAACAGTATCCTAAGCTAAAACTAACATAAAGTGAAATTAATAAAATTTAGTGTCAAGACGGATTTTGTCCATTTTCATCTTGAAAAATATCGTTTAAAGCCATTTGCATTTCATCCTGTGGTTCGCCACCCTCTTGTTGTTCACCTTGTTGTTGAGGTGCAGTCATAGGATATCCAGCTGCTTGTTGATGGTCCATTTGGTCCGGAGCAGACTTGGTAGCAAGTTCATTTAAAGCGGCTTGTTTATCAGGTTCGATTGAAGATAATAATTGCATCTTCATTAAATCTAAAGCGGCTTTCATCGATGGATTCATTGCGTCTTGAGACAAGGCTACCTGTTCGTAGATGGCAGGATAAATTGGGCTATCCTTATCCGTATTTTGCAACATTTCAAGCAACGCATCTGGTCTTGACATCTCGGCTCTAAGAGTTGGAACGTTTTGAGCTTGAGCCATAGCAGCTGCTTGTTGCGCCATTTGTTGTTTGATTTGCTCAGCCTGTCCATCTGAATTGATGATGTCCGTAGCGTCGAATCCGCGCGTCCTAATCCATTCTTTGAGAATAGCTTCCTTGTTAATGTACGGCTTGTAGTCTGGGTCTTGCATGAGCTGAATCAGTTCTGCAACACTAGACGCCTTGCCTTCAAGAGCCATAAGCCTAGAGACTCCGCCGGCTTCAATACTAAAATCTCCCTTGATAGACATGTCGGAAGAGAATTGCATATTCCAATCGTACATTCTTCTGACCATAGGCTTTGTAATATTGTTATCGATATTGAAAAGAACGCCTTTAATGTAATTATTAGCAGCGTTAAATAACATGCTCATACCAGAAGCGGTTCTGTTGTGTTGACCCGTAGCGGAGCCAGCAAAGCCTCCGGCCATATCCGGCATCGAAGTAACTTCCTGAATAAACAATTTAAAATTGTCTTGCAGAACTTTTAGGTCTCCAAGAATGCTGGGAACAGGAACGAATGTAACCGGTGGGGATTGGATTCCCTCCAGCGTCTTGAGAGGCCACACGCCCCAGGGTTTGATACCTTCAAACTTAAAGCCATTAATCATTCGACTTGTGTCGTAAATGACTTGAGGTCCTGCAGCGATACCCATATTGTCTACCATCGCGCGAGCGGCGGCATTAACAATATCCTGTGGGTCACGCATCTTTTCGGGAACACCGCGACCCCAAATGCTGTAGAGAATCTTTTCGTATGGACAGACCATAAACGGAATATAGGGACTTTCGAGCGAGCTTAGAGAAACCTTGATGCAATACTCTCCAACGGTCCAGATGCAAGTCATATATTGCTTGTTCTTGTCGTGGCCCTCTGGCATTTCTACGCCAGCGTTTTCAAGCTCTCTGCCTCCAAAATAACCCCAGTGCTCAAGAACAACATACCTGTCGCCCCTAGCCATCGGAGTCTGTCTTTGATTTAAAGCGAAGACTCGGCTTTCCCAAGTCTCAGCTGTCCAGTTACCTTT